AGTCTGAAGTATTGACTTTGTTCTCAAGCAAATCACTGACCTTAATATCCAAATACCTTTTTTCCATCGCCATTGTTTCAGGCGACATATTATACTGCATAATGATTGAAGGATACAGACTAGTCGCATCAAAAGAAACAACCCAATCATATTTGCCTGGTCTAGGAGTCTGTACATACGCCCCTGCAATTTGTCTGCCCTGATTACGCTGATTCTGATGAACCATAATATTTTTCTTAAGCAGTTGATTATATAGAATACAATCCCAAGTTCTTACTGCTGAGAAAATGTCTACATAGTTACATTTCGCATCATATGCCATTGTTAGAATCAACTCAATAAGTTTCATCTTTTCTTCCAGCTCGTCTACCAGTTCACAATCAATTACGTTATAACGAACAAACTTTTGCCAATCACCTTTCCAGAATTCATTGAACGATGAAAACTCATCATAGTTCAATTTTTCTTTGCCGAGTTCTACTTTAGCAATATGATCCAACTTATATGATTCCTGATTACCATAAGTAAACTTCTTATAAAGATCAAGATAGTCTAGAATAGCAATACCCATTACATTGAATGAAATATTCTCTTTCTTAAATTTAAGTATGTTCTTTTCTTCAACAACCTTCCAAGGAGAAAATTTCTTCAAAGCATCTTCGCCTAGAATTTTGGTGATACGATTACATAGATATGGGATGTCAAAGAACTCCACGTTCCAACCTGTAATGATATGGGGATAATCTTCTGAGATATATTCCAAGAATTGTTTCAACAGATCCATTTCATCTTTACATTGAACATATGTGTGATTTGCTTGTTCTGGCTTGAAGGGAAACAATCCAAAAGACACAATCTGTTTACTCACGAAATCTCTAGTGGTAATAATCAATACTTTTTCTTGAGGATTCGCAATGTCAGGGAATCCATTTTCTGCAGATGTCTCAATATCCAATGTCCAAATCTTTAATTGAGACATATCAAATTCTACTTCTGCAGGCCATTGCTGAGAAATATATTGATATCCATAATTCGTATTTCCATAGATTTCGAATCCCTCTACATCCTTATACAGTTTAACATATTCTTTAGCATCATTGATACTTTCGAATTTGATCTCTGCAAGAGGTTTACCATAAAGAGATTTTGCAGTTGCTTTATCCCTGTTCATAGTTGTTGGTACAAATAATGACGGTTTAAACGGTATTCTATCTTGTACAGCGTGGCCGTTATTCAAACCTCTAACCAAAATATTGTTGCCGTACTGATTGACGCTTGTGTAAAACTTCATTGTAAAACCCTTAGGATATAAATATTAGTATTAATTATATTATATAAGCCGTTGAAAGTCAATATAATAAGGAGAAAAAATGGCTGAACAAATAAAACCTTTATCCAGAAGCGAACGAGAAGCTTTAATTAAAGATAAAGCTGGATGGGTAATTACTGTACTTGCTGCATTCTTAGCTATCAACACATTAATGGGCGGTAGTAATAGTAGTAAAATTCTTAATAACACCATAGAAGCAAACAATACATGGGCTTTCTATCAAGCCAAATCCATCAAGCAAACTTTAACTGAGATGCGATATGACGATGCAGTATCTGCAAATAAAGTAAAGCGAGCAGGGGAATTAAAATCTAAAATGGATAGATATGAATCCGATCCTGCAACGGGAGAGGGTAAAAAGGAACTAATGGCCAAAGCTCGCAAACTTGAAGAAGATCGAGCAGTGGCTAAATCTAGAAGTCCTTGGTATACATACTCGGGCAGTCTCTTCCAAATTGCTATTGTCTTGTTAACAGCAAGTATTTTAGCAGTTAACATGAGATTGTATTGGGCCAGCATTGGCGTAGGATTAATTGCATTTATATCTATGTCTCAAGCGATTTGGTTATGGATACCGTTTATGTAATAAGTGGATCCGTTTACACTCTTTGCGTTAGCCAACGGGGCAGTTGCGGCTGTTAAGAAGGGTTGCCAACTATATAAAGACATCAAAGGCGCTGCCGGCGAAGTCAAAGCTGTCTTAAAAGATCTTGACGATCAATTCAATAAAGCACATCCTCCAGACAAGCCTGCCTCACCTGCGGCTGTAAAGCAATTAGCAGAAGAAAAAGCTCGTGTTAAAGAATTAAATAAAAAGAGCGAAGACACAACTAACATATATGTAGAGATTGGTGATTACTTAGGCCAATACTATGATGCATATTTCAAATGCCTAGCTGTACTTGAAGAAGAGGAAAGACGTAGCAAGACTGAAGTATATTCCGGTGATGCAAGTTTAGCTAAACGTGCCCTACAAAGAGTTCTAATGAAAAAGCAATTGGAACAAATGGGTAACGAGCTTCGCGAATTAATGATATATCAAAGTCCTCCAGAACTTGGCGCATTGTATACTGAAGTTGAATCAATGACCAAAGAGTTAGGGGCTCAACAAAAAATTCTTATTGCTAGACAAATGCAAGCAGAAGCATTTAAAGCTAAGCAACGTAAAGAACGAATGGCAAAATATCAATTCGAATTCGCTCTAGGTATCGGCGTTCTTACCGTAATGCTTTTTATGGGAGGCGTGTTTATGTATATTGCATACGACGCACAGACCCGTTGGGGCAATTATATCAATCGACCTAATAACTTCAGAGAACAAGAACAAGCCATAAGAAAACAAGAATGGTTTGAGCGTCAAAAGAAAATACAAGAATACGAAGAGTTTTTAAAAGCAAAACGAAGACGGGAAGAACAACAAAATGAAACCTGAAACTGAAACATTAATTTTGGTTATTGGTTCTTTATTTGGATTCTTTTTAATACCCACAATGCTAATAGTATTGCATGCATATTTGCTTGCTATACTTTTTATTGTGCTAATGATATCTACAATCGGGTTAACCATCTATTATGGTTATATTGAATTGTTACCGATAGTAAGAAAAAAACATTTACATGATCAAGAAATCGAAGATAGGTTTCACGGAGACCCTAATAAGATTAAATTCTATAAAGGATTTATGAATTTTTTTGCAGGTAGTCTAGATCAAAAAGGACTACAACATTGGTTTGAAAATCATCCAACAAAACTCAAAAAATAAAAATGTCAAAATCTTTTTTAGATGAACTTCGAATACAAGTAGAAGAAGCTGCCAGTATGGGGTTTTTTCTTTTAGTTGTAAGCCTCCTAATAGCAATCGCAATGATTGTACTAGGAGGAGTCTTCTTACTTACTAGACGGTAAATTGCCAGTCACAATTTGAATCCCTGATCCGAAGATTGAATTATATTGATTCAATACATCGTCTGCTAATTCTGCAGTCCATACTAAAGACTTTTTATAAATCTCTATACTATGGTCTGCAGTATATGCAGCATAAGGAATCAGCGCCATCGAATGTTGATCGGGTGTTGATTTCGAAGAAACCAACATAACAGCACATGGTTTGTCAACCGTGATTCTGTCATCATGTGGACCCGATGGCTTCATATCACCAATCACTTCCTCGCCTGTGACGAGTTTAATTACTTTAATTGTCATTACATATCCTTAATTTAAATATAATATATATGCTTGTTCATTTTTGAATTATACTCTAAAGTTAGTCTCTCTACATCACCAGGATGTGAAGGATTACGGGCAATAATATATTCTTCTAGATCAGAACCGTAACTTTTTTTAAAGACTGAGGTAAGTAATTGCTTGATATATTTTATCATTATAGATTCCTTTCCAAAGGATCTTCTGTTAGCAATTGGGCTTTTCCGGTTTTAGAGGGTGTATCTTCTTGAACATCTTTAACCTCAATTTTCTTGGGTTTCTTATGTTCTGGAATTATGCGTTCCAAGAAGATTTTTAGCATGCCATTTAACATAGCTGCATCTTTTACTTCAACTGTGTCATCTAAAGCAAATGATCTAGTAAAGTTTCTACCTGCAATTCCTTTAAACAAGAATGTATCAGTATCATCTGTGCTTTGTACATTACCCTTTACAAGCATTTTACCATCAGCCAATTCAATCTCAATATCTTGCTTAGCAAAGCCAGCGACAGCCAGTTCAATAACATACGTGTTATCGCCTGTTTTCTTGATATTGTATGGAGGATAGTTGGGAATGTTTTT